TATTAAATTATACAAGAAGACAGTAGATCCTAGTAAGTTAAAAGTTTCTGTGTACATGTTAACTTTTAATTTCCCTCATCAAGTAGAACATACCATTCAAACTTGGTTGAAGCACGATAATTGGTTAACAAAAACAAGAAATATATTAATAGACAATTCTACCAACGAAGAAGCAAGAATTGCCAATAAAGAGATATGTGACAAATATAACTTTGAACATATTATTACCAACGAAAATACTGGAATAAATGGTGGAAGATTTAGAGCTGCTAAACATTTTCAAGAGTCGGATAGCGATTATTATCTGTTCTTAGAAGACGATATGGGAATATACGAGGCCTCTGAAGGGATTTGTAGAAACGGATTTAGAACTTATGTACCGAATTTGTACGATAAAGTTTTAAAGATCGTGGAAGGTTCAGATATAGATTTTTTAAAGTTATCTTACACGGAAGTATACATGGACAATAACATTCAAGTGTCATGGTACAATGTTCCTCAATCGGTAAGATCAGAATTCTGGCCAGATTACGATAGATTGCCAACTGCGGGTTTGGATCTTAATTGTCCTAAAACAAAATTAGACACAATAGAAGTCGTAGACGGTCTGTCTTATGTTAAAGGAGAAATATACTATTGCAATTGGCCAACATTATGTGGAAAGAAGGGCAATCAGAAGATGTTCTTAGACGTAACGTGGGATCGCCCCTACGAACAGACTTGGATGAGTTATATGTTCCAAGAGACTAAAAAGGGAAATTTAAAACCTGCGGTATTATTAGCTAGTCCAATAAATCATAATAGAATAGCTCATTATACACCTGAGGAAAGACGAGAGAACTAATATTTATACTTAGCATGCCAGTAATACAAGCCACTCCATATTCCATCTCCTTTTTGGCGGAATCAACTATCTACCAAAACGAAGTTAGGTGTCTAGTAAATGAAAATGATTTTAACTATACCCTAAATCCAAGTGCCATAAAGGACGGTACCTCTGGTTCCTACATAGACGTAGTGACCGGATCCAACTTCAGACCTTACGCTACCACAGTAGGATTATACAACGATGTTGACGAATTATTAGTAGTTGGAAAGCTTTCTACTCCCTACCCAATTCCGTCTAATACAGATATTACATTCGTTATTCGTTGGGATAGCTAAGATATTTATTAGAAAATAGTCTATGTCAAATTGGTTTACGTACGATGGTAATTACGATCCCGTTAATTTTGTAAAACCGCTTACTCAGCTTTCTGATTTTCCAGAGAATGTAGTTGGATTTGTCTACAAAGTTACTAACAATAAGACCGGTAAATTCTATATCGGTAAAAAAATCCTTAGAAACGTTCTAACAAAGACCTTAACGAAGAAGGAAATTTCAGAGTGGGTAAAACCAGGACGTATCCCAAAGAAAAGAAAGGAGATCAAAGAGAGCAATTGGGTCGACTACTACGGATCTAGTAAGTTGATCATAGACGATATTAAACTGTTTGGTAAAGATATATTCACTAGAGAGATATTAAGGTTATGCACCACCAAGAAACAGATGAGCTATTGGGAGACCTATTATCAAATGACACTAAGAGTTTTAGAGGTAGAGAGCTATAACGAGAATATAGCCGGCAAATGGTACCGCAGGGACGTTAATCCAATCACACCCGAGCTCGAGGCCGAAGAGGAATAGAATTTACGATAGAATATTAAGACAAAATAAAAGGGAGCCCAAATGAGCTCCCTTTCTTATTTACTAACTATATGCTCCTAATACATTAAACCTCTGTGTTCAATTCCATTCATAAACTCTTCTTGATCTGTTAGAGCCAGACTGAATGTGTCCGGAAAGATCCAAGTGTAAGGAATGTTCTTGGTCGGTTTCTTTTCACCATGAGAGATTGCGATGTGCTTCCAAAAGAAACAGGTCTTGTCTTCAATGTTCAGATACTTCTGTTCAGTCATTGGGTTTAACGGGTGATTCACTAGCAGATCCATCTGATACAACCATTGCTCTGCCTGTTTGTTCTCAGGTGTGAATACTCCAGCTTCGTTAATAGTGTACTTAACTTTACCGTTTAGGTTCTGACCACCGAATATCTGGTGCAATCCATCGAAGTGACCAGTACCGCCGAATAGAATCGATTCAGGATCTACCAAGTGTGGATAACTCATTGCGATATATCTTGCAGTGTTCTTACATGGATACAAAGGACTTCTAAAGTTTTGATGCTCTTTAAAGTATTTCTCAAGAATCTTTGCAAACTCCATCATTGTGTACTTTCCACGCTTACCATCTTCAACGTCCTGTAAAACGTAGGCCAATTCTTGACCGGCAATTCTAGGTCCGTGTAGCAACCAGCTCTTAACGTCTGTACCCTTTGGATAGTAGATTTGGAATAGATCGTTTCTTGCGTGTCGATTGTTAACGAAGTGATCCTTAGTAGAATCAATGCCTTCTTTTGCCAATTTCATGAATGTGCCCCAATGTTCGTTACTAAAACTAAACACTAAAGTATAAAACATTCTTAGCGCGTTGTCTGTAACGTTGTCCCTCATGTAGTAACAGTAAGGATGCTCGTGCCAATGCAAGCGATGTGAAAAGATTTGATACTCTGATTTTAATAGAGAATCTTTTCTGTTATCGAATTTTTGGCAGAACTCAAAGAACTTTTCGATACGCTGATCTAACGACCAATCTCGCATCCAAGAGTCCTTTGGTTTTTTGCCTTTAAATTCTACTTCGCAAGTGTTTGGAAATAAAATTTCACTCATTATTTTTTAGTTTTTCTTGTGTTTGGTCTTTTAATAAAGGTAGAAGGTTTCTTTGCATAATCGGATACAGCATATTTTAGAATGATATCCTCTTCTGTTTTATTCAACTTGTATATCTTTCTAACGTAGCGTTCAGATCTTGGAATAATCAAAGAGTTTTGCGTGCTGTTAGGTAAAGGTCTAATTGAATTTGGTTCAGTCTTTAGAATGTTAAGATCCACTTCTAGTAACCAACCGTCATATTCGTTTTCCCATACCATAGGAATACTTAAGATATAAAGTTTCTCGCACTTTAAAGCGTGTTCTACTTGTTTACCTGAATCGGCATCTAATGCCCAACAATTGTGTTGATGATAAGGAGAAATCGTTTTTAATTGAGTAATGGTTGGAGTTTGTCTATCAAAAAATACTAAGTGATCGTTGTATCCGTATGGATCTGGATTGATGTGGACTTTGTAGCCCATATCTTGCATAACGTTGTTAAATATTTTTTCTCCTGTTAATCCTTGGATGTGGATGTTTTTTGTCTGCTTTGCAGATTTGTTTGTTGTGTAAGCCATTATTTGTTATAATGTTGTTGTACCCTGTCCTTGTATTGCTCTTCTGTTATAAGAAGTGATTTAAGTACCTTGTCATCGGAAGGGTGTTCTGTAATACCGTTAAAACTTGGGACAAGACCAAGATCTAACATTGCTTTCTGTCGACCGTATGGATGGTCTATAATACCGCTGCTGTTCCATACATGATCGAAATCTAAGTGATCGTAGTCTGCTCCGGGTTTTACGTAGTTCTCAATCCATCGAATTGAGTCACACGTTACGTCCTCTGCGTTGTACGGATAACTGCCAGTGTCGTCGTATATCTTCATCATTACTGAATCCAAAAATACTTCTTCTTGCATTTTAGTAGACTTCTTTGCTAAATAGCTAACGCACTCCTTTGCATTCGTACCGTAATAAAATGGACTTTCGCGGTTAACGAATTCAGGGAACCAATCGGCTATGTCAGCAATAAATGCAGCGTACTGAAATCTGAAAGCTCTAAGGCCTCTGTCTGTATTCCACTTAAACATAAAGTCTCCTACTTCTCTCAAGTCTTTTTTATCGCCATTCTCTAAGAAGCTAGCTACGTCTTCTGCAAGTTGTGGAACGAATTCACAAAGGAAATAATCTCCTCCACGTTTGTAATTGCCTTGAGGTTTAGGAAAACTTGGGAACTGATAGCCTACCGATGTGTAGAATGGTTTAGTGGCTCCTTTTATGATGTCTATCAGCTGAGGTATATTGTCAGCTTGATGCATCTCGAACAAGAGCGTGTTGTGATAGCCTGAAGGCTTCATCGAGTAGTTAATACCAGAACCTGTTAATCTGTGAAACAAGAACAAATAGATCCACTCCTTTAAACCAAACACGCTGCGCTTGCCTGTCCAATTTTTAGAAACGGTTTCTCTCTGTTTTGTCATATGACCTTGAGTCATTTTATTCCAGTAAGGGTGATCTTCGGAAAAACCATAAAAAACATCGTTAACTATCTGTGAGAATCCAGCGTACTTTCTTTCAACAACGTCGTATAGTTCAACGTGTTTCATTAAGTCATCGGGCACAGAGCTATCTGCATGTTTTATAATTCCTAAGTTACACTCTTCTTGTTGTGTTTTAGCCATTTGGTAATAGCGTAAAAATTCTTCGTAATACGGTGTGGTTGTAATCCACTTTTGGTTTGCTGTAATCATATTTTAATTTATAAACATTTTACTAATCTTCTTGAAACTAATCCATCAACCTCGTGCATTGTTTCTTCTATTTCAGTATTAGGAACAAACGTTAGTGCTTCTGCAATATTGTCGCCTTGTTGAGTTGTTACTTGGACTACACAACCAACTCCTGCAATTTCCATTGCTTTGGTTGATTTCATCCAACCCTCTTCTATTGAAGATGCTTTGCTTATTAATTTAAAAGTGTCTCCATTACCCCAAAAGATAATGTCTTTTACGTTTTTAGTTGCGCCATTTGAATCTGTGTTGATCAAAGTTTTCATATGTTTATTTTTTATTTGTTTTCTAATTGTCTTCTTGCTTCCATTCTTTTTTGCATTGCGTCTACGTGTACGCTGTAATAAGATTCGTCAGTATCCAACCAATGCTCTTCGTCTACCCACTCCTCTCTACCAAATCCGATACCTGCAATTTTAAGATGCACTGCGCCTTCACGTTTTAATGCAATGCGTTTAGTTTTCTCTATAGCTTCACCTTGAGTTCTTGCCATAACACAGCAAACATAATCTTTTAAATTATTCCAATTAGGTTGTTCCTCTCTCGAATTAGTGTAGTGTGCGTAATAAACTGTCATAGGCTTAGGTGTGGCTTGCTCTCTTAGTACTCTTTCTTTTTCTACTCTTGCCCACTCAACGTAGAAGTTTAGTACGTGATCTTCTGGTTCTACTTCGTAATCGAAACATTGGAATATTCTCCATGAATCTATTGCGTACTTACCAACTCCTTTAAGTCCAATTAATTTATGAACAGGAATATAAATAGGATTGCCGTATTCTTTTACTAAGTCCAACCACTGATAGGAGAACTGTTTCCAAGCTTTTACTCTTTTGTTATAAAAACCTAAAGGCTTGATTATTGCTATGACCTCTGCGTCAGGGCAGTCGATTAAACGTTCTGCTGTGTTGCATTTGTTAAAGAAGTGTTCTCTAACTTCGTCTACTTGTCTGTGATGTGTTTGATTTAGCATGAAACAGACCATTAGCATTTTCCAAGGGTCTTCTCTGTACTCTTCCTGTCTGGTGAGGTAAGGTGATGTCTGTAATCTCATAACTTTTATTGTAATCAAATATACGAATAATCTATCAAATCTATTCGTTTAAGTTCCTAGTAACATAGAAATAGGGGCTGGGGCCCCTACTCTTATAATAATTCGTATGTAACACCGAGTTCTTTTAACTTTAGTTTTGCCTCTTCGAACTGAGTAGTCTCTTCGAAACAGAGTGCTCTCATTTTAGGTCTGAATGCTACTAGTTTTATTTCGTCGCATTCTATTGCTTGTTCGTCCACCTCTTCCACTATCAAAACTTGCATAACTTACATTTTTTGATATTAATAATTTCTCTTAGAAGCAATTGTATCTTTAACGAATTGTAAAATTTCTCTGTAGTCGAATCCATCACCCATTAAACCTTCGATACCTGCTTTTATTTTATCTCCACCCAATTGATCGAATCTATCGTCGTCGCTCATATCCATATCGCCGTCATCTCCTTGTGTAATCTTATCGATACCGCCTTTGATAGAACTGAATGGATCAGCATCTTCTTCTATAGATTCTTCCATACGAGGATTAGCATTTTTTAAAATACTTTTAAAGTGAGTTAATATTTCAGGTTTGCTTACGCCATCATCTAATAAATCCATAATATCTTCTTCAAAAGTATGATTATAATCTTGTATGCCTTCGTTCTGAACCATATGCTCAGGCTCTGTGTAATCCATAGAAATATCATCGTTCATATCGTGGTTAACTTGCGTGCCATGATCTTCATCCATATTGTCAGAAGGAATAAGCATTTTTTCTACTACAGTAAATGCCTTAGCCATTAAAGCCATATAACCCTCTTTAGTTTTCCATGCTTCTGTACCTGATCCAATTACTTTTTGTATCTTTGGCTCGTCCATATATCCATCTTCTGAATCGTGAAGTTCGAAAGCAATACCGTCAACTCCTTCCCAACCTGGCGTAGCATAGATATGCGCGTTAGGATATTTAGGATTTTGCCATGCTATTGCGCCGCCTTGAGTTTCTTCTGCGGTCCAACCGTTTACAGTTTGTCCAGCTATTTCTGTATCCCACTCAGAAGTTTCGTTTCCATAGTTGTCCCATTTTGCCTTGTCAGATCCAACAAAAATATCGTCTTGGTTTATAGGATCTGTTATGTTAGGATCTGTATTAGCATACATAGCTTTTTCTCTTTCAGATTCTTCTTCTTTCATGTGTGGAGCTTTGTAAGCCGCAGCTTTAGCACCAACCACAGTATTTTTATCGTGATCTTTCTTGCTCATCTTATCTAGCATATCGCTCGATCTATGACGTCCCAAGTTAGGTCTTGAGTTTGGAGTGGCCATTTTGCCTTTATCTCCCACTGTTTTTACTCCTCCCATTTCGTCTATAGTTTCTTCAGTAATAGTGTTGAAATCGCCCAAAGCTTGGTTAATGTCTTGATACCACATTTCGTTCAGCTGTTGATACGAACCAACTTGATTCTGTTTCATGTAGCCTTTTAAGTCGAAGTTATTCTTCATGTAATCTTGTTTAATTATACGTTAATAAATATCGAGCCATATCAATTAGAAAACGCACCTTCGTCCCAGTAGACCAGTAAATCTAGAAATAGAAAATTACTGCTCGTACAGTACAATTGCTTGGTGATACACTGTTTGTTGGAACTGCCCATTGGATTGGAAGTTTGCGGCCATACCGCCCAAGGGTTGCCAGCCTTGCTTAATCATTTCATTGATCTTTTCTATAAAAGCCTGTTCGCTGTTTGCGTACACGACCTCGTAACGTTCTATTTTCATATTTGTAAGTTTAAATTTCGTATGCTTCGGCGATCTCTTTTATGGTAGCGACTGCCAATTCTGTGGTGCAGTCGAAGCCTTCTCGCTTCTTGTTAACTCGTTTACCGAACCGCTCCAGTCTCTCGTGCACGGCCCGCTCAATGGCTTTAGCGTTGATGCACTTGTGTTTGTATACCGAGAACCAAGGCGTAATAACTCCCGTCGACGCGTTAATCTCACGGGTTCGTTGATCTACGCTAGTAGTTGTCATACCAATCTTGCACACTCCCGGCATGCCCTTGTTCACCAAAACGTACACCCATTGAGGTTTTCTAACGCTACCGGTTGGGTCTAGAATCGCTTCGCCAAAGTAGACAACGTCCTCCCATCCGTCCTCTGTAGCGGTAACAGTAAACGCTTTGGCACGTTGCAAGGCGTACTTGTCGTTTGCTATGTCCAGAGGCACATAGAACCTGGATTGCTCTGAGGTGATACGTTTCATTATCTGTTCTTTAAGGTTTGATTAATTGAGATCAAGGCTTCGTGGATATCCTGGAGTACCTGTAGATAGGGTGAGCTAGCTACTTGATCCAATCCTCGTACGCCCAAATGTAAGCCTCCACCTCGTCTGCGGCCGTTTTGTCCTCTAGGTATTGCTTGGCGTCCCGAGTCACTTCCCATCTCAGGCCCCACGAGTCCGCTTCTACTAGAATCATTTCGATCATTATCTCGTCCTCTCGGTTTGTCTGTTTCATCTGTTTTCATAAGTGGTTAAATGTCTAGTTTGTCTTGATACTCGGTAAGCCAGATCAGCAGCCATAAACAGCCAATCACATAGTTACCCAGTAAAAGGTTCAATATGCCCAGTGTAAGGGCGATCTTGGCGAAATGTTTGGTCGTCCAATCCAAAAAGCGATTGCTCATATTTACGTATTTATTATTTGTGCCTTTACGGAAGTTGGACGTCCTCGGGGCTGTCGGCGAGCGCGCGCTGCTTGATATTCTGCAGCCTGAATTGGATTGCTTTTAAACTGTCCTCGCACTCGTGGACGTACCTAAGGGTGTCCTGTCTTGATGATGCCTTACCCATGGCACTGATGTTGACCATGAGATCTATTAGCAGGTCTAACATACTATTTGGCTTTTACCATGGTTTGAAAGAACGAGATTTGACCTTGTGTGCTCTTGTCAATCACTAACGGTGTGTTGGTAATTACGTAACCGAAAGCCATACGATCGTTGACCTTCTTTTCCAATTCTGAGATTGTGTGTGCTTCTACTACCACGAAATTTAATTCTTGCATTTTATTTGTTTTATTTGTTATTTACTATTTGTTTTTTGAAAATGTCCACTATTTGCATCACCTTGTCCATAGAGATCTCTTGGCACCCAACTCTAACTGTCTTCCTCTTGATGTCCACCACGGCCGTATAGTCCTCGTTCAATTCTACCGAGTACATGTACCTGTGCTGGTCCAACATAGCTTTTGCTGCGCGTAAAGCTGATTTCCAATCCTGAGGTAGATGGTAAGCTGGCAATTGACTCGAGGACAGAGCGAATGCTGGTTTGCCCTCCATGTCGTCAAAATCGTAACTGAAGTACATGCAACCATTGTCGTCCATCCGTCTGGAGAATTCGTCTATCGAAAACTTGGTGAAACTGTGATTGTACTGCCAACCCATTTCCTCGACGGCTTCCTTAAAAGCTTTCATCAAATGCCAATCTTCTGTTTTAATGGCGATGTAATCCTTTCCTAAATGCTGTGTTATATCTTCTATCATATTACGCGTTTTTATCTGTTAAGAATACTTTCAACGTTCTGTTCTCGTCCTGTAGGGATAATTCAACGTTGACGTTGTACTCGACTACTATGCGACCTCTCTTCTTGCTAGTATGATCTATGACCTCGAATCTAGTTACAGACTTGGTCGTGATGTCTAATACTTCTTGATTAGCTTTCATTATGATATCTTCTAAATCTTTATTAATCATATATTTGTATTTACTCTTTTAAGGATGCCAAAACCGGGGAATTCTCGGTGACGGACTAAGGGACAGGGGGCCCCCCTAGCAGTTCGCTGTCTACAACAATCGTGACGTTGGTGGGACGCTAACGGGTTGCTAGCGACTTACTAATGGAA